AACCATGCCGTCTGCCTTTTTGGCACCATCAGTTGGCGCTTTTTCCTCAAGAGTTTCTTCTACGAAAGTTTCAAATTTCTGGTCAACTGATGCTGACATGTGCTATTCTCCTTTTAATATAAATCTGTTATATTCTAAACTTATTTATAAATTATAATCCTTTTAAGAATTGTTCAAACGCGGCAACTTTGCGCTCCTGAAGGTTATACAGAGTTGCGTGATCTAATTCTCTCTTCATTTGAGCAATATGCTTTTCCTGAAGAATTCCATTATCCCATACCCATTCCCGTCCTTCCATAATACCTTCAACGAAAGCATCAGGAGCAGAAGGATCTGCTACAATATCAGCAGCAGTTGCGAGCATGAAATCATCACGGACATAATTTACGCCGCTCTTCTCTTGAAGTGAACCAACACCTCTAGAAGAAACGCCAAGTTTTACACCTTCATCGATTAATGATTTTGCAATCTTACCCATGGGTGTATCAAGAAGTTTTGCCTTACCGATGAAATTAGATCCTTCTTTTTGAAGGGAAATAATTTTATGTGATACACGGTCAAGATTTACTGTAGGACCCTCGGGATGACCGAGTTCTCCTAAAGCACGATCTTTAGAAATGTAAGATTCGGTATATCTTTGAACTTCTTTTTCAAGAACGTTCATTGGATATACACGACCATTTCTATTTTTGATATCTGATTGGAGAAAGATACCCTCAATGAAGTGATTCTTTTTAGAACCATTTTCTTCAATGAGAAACTCTACGCTCTCAATCTGTTCCGTGATCAGTTTCATCTTCTGTTTCTTCGGGTTCGGTTTCTAACTCTTTAAACAAATCTGCACCAACCTTTTCCTTTTCCAAGGTAAGGATTGATGCGGCTTTATTCATAATGATATCTTTCACGGCATCAGAAGCATCAGCAAGTTGATCCTTCATCACCATGTCAACAATTTTAGTGGGTTCCATAATTAACCTCGATACTATTTAGTGTTTGAATTTCCTGACGCTTTAGGAGGTGCAGGAGGATTCTTCAAATTGTCCAAATTGACTTTTTGAGTTTCCATGTCAAGTTCAGCAGATTGCTTATCTTGAGCAACCTGATCAAGTGGATCAATAACTTGACCCGCCTTAATCTCATTATTTATCTGTTCTTTCATCTCCTCAATTTCTTGTTCAGTAAACTGAAGGAGCTGACGCATTACATATTCTTGTGAGAAATACTTACCAACATAGAGATCTAATTTATCCAGAACATCCATTTTGGTTTGAAGCATTTCTAAGTTTGCCATTTCGGCAAACTGATTATCATAAAGATAATCATACTGAACATGCTCTTTCATCTCTTCCCAATCTTCTGGAGTAATAACTCCCTTAAGAATGAGTTGGGTTCTTAGTAAATCATTTAAAAGGTCAGAGAACTTTTTACGGAGACGACCTACAAATTTTGTAAATTTGATTTCATCTCTGTTGATCTCTTCTGATTTACCGAGGTCGAATGACTTGTCGCTTTCCAATCTTGAAGGGGGAACCGCAAGTGCTTTGTAGAGTTGAGTTTGGAAATACTTAATATCAGTAAGTTCTCCAAGATTCTGACCACCAGGTAGTGTAGTAATTTCTGTACCACGACCACCTTCTCTACGAGGTAACCAGAAATCTTCAAGCATACTCATATGCTTTTTATCATCACGGATCTCACCAGTATTGGAATCATATACCATTTTATTTCTATAACGTGACATTACATCACGCAGGTATTGTTCCGCTTTTATTTTAGGAAGATTGCCAACGTCAATATAGAAAATACGACGCTCTGGTGCTCTTGACAAACGGTAAATAACAATGCTATCCTCAAGCATTCTAAGTTGATTTAGATACTTGATTGCTTTATGCAGATAACTTAAGGTGATGTTTCTACCTTGATCTGTGATTCCAGATGCCACATAAGTGATGGCATCTTTTGCAATTTTAATTCCTTGATTGGTATTGTTTACACCCTTTGCATTGTAAACATAGAATTCAGTTACCTTACCATAATCATATTTGTTAAATTGATCTGCATCAACTGGAGGTTTCTCTACCAGACGAACCTTTTTAATTTTAAGAGGATCAATGTAACGTAATTCTAATAAACCTTTAGATGGATCTTCAAGATCAATAACTTTGTGATAGAATATTCTGCCATCGACGTACCAACGTCTAAAGATCTGATGTGCAGATTTATCAAAATCAAGAAGACGTTTGACATGATCAAACTCTTCTCTCATTCGAGTTTTAATTGACTCTGATACTTCTAAGTTTGACAGTTCTAATTCTACTGGACTGTCATCCTGATCAGTAACAATTGCTTCGTTTGTAATATCTTCGATAGCACTGTCAACCTCTGGTTGAAGCGCCATCTCTCTATAGCGACGGATTAAATTAATCTCGTCCCTTTTTTTAGTATCGTCAAGATCTACATAATGACCAAACCATCCCCCGTATGGAGTGATGGTTGAAGTTGCATCGTTATCTGTAGGTGGAACAGGGGACGAAGCTGCCTTCGCCCCCTTCTTGAGATCCTCATCTTTTATTGAGAAACCAAATAGTTGCGCCATTCCAAATAAAAATTAACCGTTGTACTATTTAGTAAGGATCAAACGTTGCTTACATTCTGAGTAGAAAGTTCTTCGATAGAAGAAGAATTAGCACCAGCATCAAAGTATTGATATTGGAATTCAACATCAAACTCTTCGATAGCATCGTTGCTATCATATGCTAGGTTGATTGCACCTACGTTAGTTGGCCAAGCACCTACCAACTTGTATGCTCTCAGAGTCAAGTTTGGATCATCAGCAGTTCCAGCACCTGCTTCTTTTGACTTCTGTTCGATGACGATATCGGTGAAGTAGTTACCAACTAAGGAACCTTCTGAACCAAAATTCAGAGTACCGATATTCTCATCAACCTTGTTACCAGCATTGACCCACTTCTCGAATGCACTTCTCAGATCGAAATCTGCAGTGTTGTAGAAGGTTGCGGTCCATGCTTCATAAGTTCTATCACCAGGAATCTTAAGGAAGCGTCCTCTAAAAGGAACTTCAATCAAACCCTGAGTGTGTGCAGGAAGTTGTGCGGTTCTGCAAAGAAATTCGGTCTTTTCCGAAAGTGCAGTTCCAGTTCCCACAATCGACTGTGGGAAATTAATTCTTACCTGATACAGGTTGGGGCGAACCCCACCTGCTAATCTTGTTTTGAAATCGTTAATGCGACGTGCCATTGTTTTAGTATCTCCTGTTTTTATTTATTTTAACCAAATCATCTAGCGATGATTTCAGAGAAATTGATACCAGTTCTAGTCGCCACGAATGTCAGGGTGATGTAGTTGATAGAACGTGCTGGTTGAATGTAAATTTCAGCTTGGAACTCATTGGCATCAATAACCGATGGTGTGTTATTTGTCTCATCACAAACAACTAAGAAGTCATAAATTCCTCTACGGGATTGTACATCACGAAGGAATGGTTCAACAATTCCTTTAAAGATGCTTCTTGTTGTTTCGTCGTTGATTTCAAAAAGTTGTGCCTTAGCAGCATCTTCAATTGCTTTTTCAACAACCAGGAACAGTTTGCGAACGTTAATTCTGTCGAATGCAGAAGGAGTTGCAAGTGCTGTCTTGTCACCGAAGAGAACTGCACCTTGTCCAGGGAATACTGCGATAGGGTTGATTCTATTTGAATAGAGTTCGTCTCTATCGGTCTTGCTTGGATTCCATGCGAGTTTTGCTACGTTACGGATAGCACCTCTGCTGAATCCTGCTGGTGAGAACCATGGTTCGTTATTGATTGAGGTTGAAGCAACCAGACCAGCAACGTCAGTATTACATGGGATGTAGCGATATCTATCGCTCCAGCGATCATAAACATACTTGTAGTTCGAATCAAGAACTAAGTATGAAGTGCTTGCTGCTTCAGCAAAGAAGGACTTGATATTAGAAACAATGTCGCTATTCTGAAGAACTGTTCCACTGCTGGAAATGATGTTTCCTTTGTATGGAGATGCGAATGCAATACAATCTTTTCTTTCAGCAGCAATAGAAGCAAGGTTGCTCATCTTTGCCTTAGTATCATTTTCAGTACCAGCAGAAGGACCCATCAACAGATAGTCAATGGTAACTGTTTCTACTTGTCTGAACAGATCGTAACCTGCATTGAGGTCAGCAACTCCAACGTTGTACTGCTCACCGTTAAGTGCATATGAAACGCCGTTTGCTAAAGCATATGAAACAGAACCCTTTGGTTTAAATGCTTCTGTTCTTTCTTGATACTCATAAACAGTATCACCAACATAAACATAAGCACTGGAATCAGAAACTACATCTTTATAGTAGTTGGTTCCACCTTGAGGACCTCTAGCATTTCTTGCTTTAGATGTATATGTAAAGCTTTCGAGGATAGTATCTTTTGCACCGCTGACTGAACCAGTGGTGTCAACAACTGCTACGTGAATGGCATCTCTTGCAGCATCACTTCCGTAAAAATCAATTGCATCTTGAGTTGATCTTGGGCGAGCAGCAATTGAATTCCAAGATACGCTTGATCCTTCATACAGTTTCTTTGAAGCGTACCATGCTTCACCGTTTGCAACTGATAAAACAGCAGTAGTAACTGAACCACTAGTAACACTATCACCTGCTGCAAATTCTTGTGCAGCACTTGGAGAAGGAAGATATGCATCGCTGTTTGCAGTATCAAGAAGAACTACGTGCAACAGGACATTGCCATTTGCATTTGTGGTTACATCTAAAATCTCACCTTTTTTAGAACCGATTGCTACGGTATCACCAACTGCAAAATCAGCTTCGGTAAATGCATTTTGACCAGTGAGAGGGGTCAGTTCGAGTGACTGCTGAGGACCAGCATCGATTGTGCAAATTCTAATTCCGTTACCCCAAGTTCCAGCAGTTCTTGCAGCATAGATCCAACCATTGGTATTACCAGAGTAGGATGCTTCATATACTTCATTGTTTGCGATCTTGATTGGATCTGCAGCAATGGTTGCAGTAGCAGTTGCAGTTACACCAGGAGCACCGATTACAACAGTGAGTCCAGTGAAATCTGAGTAGTTACCGAAGTTGGTTACTGAGATTCCAGTAGCAACTCCTGAACCGTTGATGGTCAGAGTTCCTGAGAATGTTGGAGATGCAACACCACCAGAAACGTTAACATTGTAGGTTGCAGCAGGATCGTAGTTTGTACCACCTGAAGTCAGGGTAACTTCCAGACCTGTTGGAGCATCAATTGTGATGGTTGGTGCTGAGGTGTATCCAGTACCACCAGTGATTGTGATTGCTGTAATTACACCATTAACAATTGTTGGGGTAGTAACTACTCCAGTAGGATCTCCACCACCACCACTTACAGTGATTGTTGGTGCTGAAGAATAACCAGTACCACCGTCAGTAACAGTCAGAGTTCCAGTCAGTGCTCCAGCATTGAGGTTGGTTCCGTCTGCTTCTGCAGTTGCGGTGCTTCCTTGAGCAGCGGTTGCGATTGCAGTAAGACCGACAGGACCAAGAGTTACTGTTGGTGCTGACTGATACCCACTACCAGTATTGGTAAGAGTGACTGCAACTACTCTTCCGTTTGAATCCAAACTTGCAGTACCTGTTGCGGTGGTTCCACCAGCAGGAGGTGCAGAGAATGTTACGCTAGGAGCAGAAGTGTACTTACCATTTGTGGTTGAGTTGGTAACGGAAACAGCATCTACGCTATTACCAACTCTTGCTACTGAGTTCTTAAGCAGAGTGTCATCTACTCTAACTACGGAAAGAGTTCCACCATAGTTGAGGTAGTTAACTGCAGAAAGCCAGTATTCAGCGTTTGCTTCTGATGGTTCACCAAAAGTAGAAATAAGTTCTGCCTCAGAACTGATTGTTACTGGTGCTCCAAGTTCACCCTTGGGGAATGGTGCGACATATGCCGCAATATTTGCATTCGCAATACTCGCTCTACCATTTGTTAGATCCTTCTCCCTAACAATAACGCCAGGGGAGCGTAAAGTTGCCATCTGTATCTCCTAGAAATATATCATATTTTCTAAATCTATTTATTATTTTGACTCCTTCCAGGGGGGAAACAATGCATGAACACTCTACCAGTCAGGATATTCCCATCTACCAAAAATATTGGTAGTCATTTTATCTACGACCTTTTTTCTTGCATCAATAACTCGTTTTTTTGTGCATTGCTTACACTCATAAGAATACGCAGAAGGAAATCCTTTTTTATTTTTACGTATTAAGTAGAAGTCAGTAAGCAGATCTTTTTTAATATGGCATGTGCGACACATCCTTTCATTGAAGAGTAAATGACCCAATTCAAACTCTTCATCAAAATCCATCATCTATACTCCCACATGTAATTCATCTCACCATACTCACTACCATTATAAGAACCAGATCCATCCTCAGCAATATACCAAACATTACCTTC